CCGCGGTAGACCCCTGGACCGGCGCTGTCTGCGCCAATCTCATGCAGTACACGGCAGAGGACCGCCAGACGGTGCTTCGCAGCTGGATCTTTGTTGCCGACGACACCGGCGCTCGGGAACTGCACACCATCATGAAGATGCCGATGGACCACACGGCGCGCGTGCGCACCGACGAAAGCCTGATTTCCGTATGAACACCCTCGTCTGCAACACCCTGAGCGGCGCCGTGTCCGAGTACACGCGCCACGATTTCCATGCGTTGACACCGACCCATGGCGGCAGCGCCACGGGCCTATATGCCTTGGCCAGCGGTGATACCGACGACGGCCTGCCCATCGTCGCCGAGCTGCGGCTGCCAGCAACCATCCGCGAGAACACGCTGAAAAAGCACCTGGAGATGGTCTATCTGTCCATGCGGGGGCGCGGCTGCGCGCAGTTCGCGGTGCTTGGGCCGAACGCGGAGCGCTGGGCCTACAGCTTCCCCCTCGTGGCCTCCGGCCAGACGCGGTGCCAGCCAGGCCGCGGCATCCGCCAGAACTACCTGGGCTTCGGCCTGAGCACGCCGGCCGGCCAAACCTTCACATTGGACCGCATTGAAGTCGTGACGGTCTCGTCCAAAACCCGCCGCGTAGGAGCATGAAATGGCACTGGATCTGAACGGACCCGCCGAGATCGTCGAGGACAAATACGCCCGATCCGTCGCGCTGGCCGAGGCCGCGAACCGAGAGGCTGCGGCATGCGCCACGGCGTTGGCGAACAACTTCTACAAGCCCGGCCAGATCGACGTGCGCTGGCAGACGCTGGCAGCGCCCAATCTTCCTCCCATCCCCGACTTGCCACAGCTGCCCAACGTCACCTTTGATGAGCCGGAGGGTATGCCGGGGAGCCTGATGCTCCAGATGGACGACGTGCAGATCGACAGCTTCGAGGTCACGCCGCCGGAGCTGAATTTCGGCCAGGCCCCGACGCTGAACATCGGGCAGGCCCCGGCGCTGCCCGAGGTCCGCGACGTCGCTGTGCCAGATGCCCCAGATGTCTTGCTGCCGGACGCCCCCCAGTTCCTGCAACTGCAGACGCACACCTTCGGCGGCGTGAACCTGCACGAGGACTGGCTGGAGAAGCTGGACGACATCCCGACGCTGTCCGTGTTGCGGCCCGCGCCATTCCAGCACACGCCCGGGGCGAAATACGCCTCGCAGCTGCTGGACAACCTGAAGGCCTCCCTGAATGCGCGCATCCAGGGCGGCTCCGGAATCGCTCCGGCGGTCGAGCAGCAGATCTGGGATCGTGCGCGCGACCGCGAAACGGCCCTGGCGCTGGCGCGCGAGCAGGAGGTGTTGCGCGGCGCCGAAGCTCTGGGCTTCCCGCTGCCCAGTGGCGCGCTGGCGGGCCAGCTGGCGGACGCGCGCCGCGAGTTCCACGACAAGCTGTCAGGCCTGTCGCGGGATGTGGCCATCAAGCAGGCCGAGATGGAGCAGCAGAACGTCAAGGACGCCATCACCCAGGCCCTGCAGTTGGAGACCACGCTGCTGGACGACGCCTACAAGCTGGAGATGCTGGCCTTCGAGACCGCCAAGACCACGGCAGACAATGCCCTGGCCGCCTTCAATGCGGCGGTCGAGCACTACAAGGCGCTGCTGGCCGGCTACCAGGCCTATGCTGCCGCCTATGACACGGTGATCCGGGCCGAGCTCAACAAGGTCGATGTCTACAAGGCCATGCTGGAGGCTGAAAAGACCAAGGCCGACATCAACAAGTCCCTGGTGGATCGCTACCGCGCCGAGATCGACGGGAGCATGGCGGTGGTTGAGATCTACAAGGCCCGCGTGGGCGCGGCCCAGACCCTCGTCGAACTGGAGAAGGCCCGTATCCAGGCCGGCGGCGAGCAGGTCCGGGCCTTCGTGGCCACGGTCAACGCCGAGACCGCCCGCGCCGACATGTACAAGGCACAGGTCGGCGCTGAGGGCACCAAGGTGGAGGCCTTCCGCTCGCTTACCCAAGCGTATGCATCGAAGGTCGGTGCCCAGGCGGAAAAGGCGCGCGTCGAGCTGGCTCGGTATCAGGCGCAGATTGCCGCGAAGACACTGGAGTGGGATGGCTGGAAAGCCCGCTTGTCTGCGGCCAGCAGCCGCATGGAGGCCGCCGCGCGCCAGTCCTCGATCGTTGTGGACGGCTACCGCCTGGGCGCATCGGCCGCGGAGGCCCAGGCCGGCGCGTACATGCGGCGTTGGGAAGCAGATCTCAAGCAGTACGAGGCGGGCACAAACCTGACCTTCCAGGTTGCGAAGGCCAACAACGATGCAGCGATGCATGCCAAGGACGCGCAGCTGGACGCGGCCAAGGTCGCATACACCACTGCGGCGCAGCGCGTGGCCAGCGCTTGGTCGATGGTGTCCACCACGGCGGGCATCGACGGCCGTGTCAGCTGGAACTACAGCGGTCAGATCTGATGCCGCCCCCGGCTAGGGTTCGCTTCTTGGCGCCCTGGCCGGGACACTGCGGAGCATGACGACACCGGCATGCCTCAGCTTTTCGATCTATCAGGGCGCCACCTTCCGCGAGGAGCTGGAGCGCGTGACCGTGCCCTATGTGGTGCGCGAGGAATGTGGTCGTCTGATGGATGCGTGCACAGGCGCTGCCGTGCCCGACGCCGACATCACCCGCGAGGACTACACCGGCTGCACGGCGCGCGTCCAGCTGCGCCGCGAGGTCGATGACCCGGAGATCCTGCTGGAGCTGAGCACGGCCAACGGCGGTATAGAGCTGGATGGCGCCTGGTTGCGCCTGCTGATGACGGCCGAGCAGACGGGCGCCTTTGTCTACGGCGACATGCCGCCAGGATGGACCTCGTGCGTGGGCCAGGTCGAAGTCACGCGACCGAATGGCGACGTGGAGCGCCAGTACGAATTGCGCTTCGGGTTGTATCCGGAGGGCACCAGGTGACCACCATCGTTTCCAGCCGTCCAGGCCCAACCATCGTCGAGCGTGAGACCTCGATTGTGGTGATGCGCAGGGGCGGAGAGACGGTGGTGGTGCGGCAGCCGGCTCCCCGGGCCGTTGTTGTGACCCGTGGAATTCCTGGTCCGCGCGGTCTGCGTGGAGTGCCTGGGCCGCCCGGCGGCGCCACCACTGTCAAGGTCGGCCTGCTGCCCATCAGTGGCCACAGCGTGGTGGCCTGCGACAGCGCTGGCGAACTGGTCGCAGCCGACGCTACCAATCCTGCGCACCGCGGCGCCGTGTTGGGCGTGGTGGCCGATGCATACAGCCCTGGCGACGACGCCGTGGTGCAGACCGGCTACGTCCTTGAGCACGCCGGCTGGACCTGGGCGCCCGGCCCGGTGCTGGTCGGGCTTTCGGGGCAACTGGCCCAGGCCCCGCCCGCTGGCGCGCTATTCGCTCAGGTCATCGGCCAGGCGCTGTCTTCCACCCGCGTCCTCATCGACATCAACCCACCAATCACCCTTGCTTGAATAGGAGTCCACCATGGCTGGCAAGAAATTTCTACGTCTCGTCAACAACTTGGTCACCGAGGTGCTGGGCATCCAGACATCGGCTGGCGCGGCCAATGCCGGCGACATCGTGGCCCTGGATGATTCGGGCCGTATCGACAACAGCATGATGCCCGTGGGCATCGGCGCGGACACTGCCGTCATCGCCGCCAGCGAGGCACTCGCGGCCGGCGATTGGGTTAACGTGTGGAACAGCACGGGCGCCAAGGTCCGCAAGGCCGACGCCACCACGTCCGGCAAGGAGGCCCACGGCTTCGTGCTGGCCGCCGTCACCAGCGGTGCCAACGCTACGGTGTACTTCGAGGGCACGAACACCCAGGTCACCGCCCAGACCCCTGGGCCTGTATTCCTGCAGACCACTGCGGGCACGGGCGGCGCCACGGCGCCCAGCGCATCGGGCAACGTGGTGCAGCGCCTGGGCGTGGCCGTGAGCACCACCGCCGTGAACTTCGAGGGCGGCGTGCCCGTAGTTCTGGCCTGATTCACCATGGCTTCTCGGCGTCCCTTGGTCAACGTCAGCGGCAGCATCCGCGAGCTGCCCGCGGGCGACACGCTGCCCGGCGTGCGCGAGCAGCTCACCGCCGCGCGCACCTACTACGTCCGCACCGATGGCAGCGACAGCAACACAGGACTGGCCAATAGTGCGGGCAGTGCATTCCTCACGATCCAGAAGGCGGTCGATGTCGCGGCTGCTTTCGACAACAACAATTTCGACATCACCATCTTGGTGGGGCCCGGAACTTACGCTGCGGGGGTCGTTCTCCGCGAGCATGTTGGTGGCGGAACGATTCATGTACGAGGGCTAAATGCAGACCAAACCAGCACAATTATTTCTGTCAACAACGGTTCGTGTTTCCGGGGTGTAGAAACCCGCTATAGCAAATACAAAGCGACGTATCTAACGCTGCAAACTACAGGAACTGCCGGATATCCAATTCTTTTGGAAGGTGGAAAAAATTATTTAACTATCGATCAGATAAATTTTGCGGCGGCAGGTCGCACGCAT